TGCCCTGGCTCCATGCCAGTCTCATACATGCAGCTTTCATCAAGCGGCTATGTATTGCTCCCAAAGATAAAGATAAATATTATTTTGGGGAGAACCATTGTGCACCGCAGGTCTGTATGCCTGCCACCTCGGTAGGTAGACCCACTCGAGATCGTTCATCCTTAACCGGACTTCGTGCTCTGTCAAAATCTCAGGAACCTCACCCGTCCGTTTAAGGGCGCTGAGGAACCAAAGAAAGAGAGATACGCTGTCTTTTGGACGATCGTATCCAGATTGACTCTTCCGCAGAACGGGCTGATAGCCCTTAAACCGCGGAACCCATGCACTCCACTTAGATGTGGAATGGGTCAGAGAGCGAAGTAAACCTTGGGTCCACGCACCATGCGGTGTTATCCAAACACCTGCACGAGCATCTTCCACCAAGGGGATGATCGGCAGTCCGGCCTCCTTCATTAGTTTTCGGAGGAGAGACCACGTTTCACCCTCAGCAAGACTCCTGGGAGCGAGGCCATTGATCACCCTACATAACTCCGGTTTCTCATGGAATTCTGTTCCAATCGAAGACCGAAAATATAAAGGGGTCACATCGGCACCGCTGTACCAGTTACTGCCACAGGATTCACGAAAATTTCCTGTGGTAAAAGTCTTGCTCTGATTAGGGCGGAAGCCAAGGAATCGCAGCAAGCGAATTAGCGGATCAACGCAATCAGTGGGGACGACAATGTCGTCGCCATAAACGGCGTAGGTTCTCGCACCAACTGCTTTGCATGCGGCGGCAAAAATCAGTGTTTCGACACTGAAGGTCGTACCATTACCCATTGACGCGTATTTAGCGTATGTAGCGGGAGCCATAGTATGGCAACCGTGAAACAGGTAAGAGGGTGACCGTGTTCTCATCAACAATTCTACCCACCCTTTTGGAAACAATAGGTGGATAGCGTTGAGTGATACAGTGTCGGAGGCCATTTCCAAATCAATCGTGGCAAAGGAGCCATCTATCGATCCGATATAAGCCAAACGCTGATTCCAAGACTGGGAACGGAGATCTACTCCTATTCGGAGTAATGCCTGCTTAATGTAGGCATCGATCGCGAGCTGAAACGGGAGATTACCCGCAGGCTCACAAGCGATTGTCCGTCTTGTCTTCCAGTTCTTGAGGACAAAGGTGACACGGTTTGACGCCGTCTCCACAAGCTTAGGGCCTCTATAGCCGAAATAACGGCGTAAGGCCCGTGCTAGGGGTATTACCCCAGGAGTTACCTCAATCTTTCGACCGAGTTTCCTCCAGGGATCACTTTCCTTGCGAGATAAGCTCGAAGAGGCGCCAGTGGTGAGTCGTACTAAGCTCGGGATATTCTCCACGAGTTTTTCAACAGGCCCAAGAGTATCGGAGATTACATTCTCCATGACCTTAAGCTGTCCCCGCATTGGAAGCGGTATACGCTCTGGATGGATTCCATAATGGTCAAGACGCTTGTTTGTTATCCGACATAGTTGCTCGCCTCGATGGAAATTGAGGAGAGCCCTAGCCGGTGCGTCATTACTCTCGAGTGTCTCGTTCTTCTTGACGAAGGCGGAAACTTGTAGCCTGAAACGTACTTCACTGATGTCCATGCTTTCAGTGATCTCACCCATTGAAGCAAGACCTGAAACGCACCTCGCACGAACATGCCCTAGGGCAGTATCCGTAAGAGATGCTAAGGTCTCACTTTCGCTTCGATGGTCCCTGCAGTAGGCCTTCATCAGGCTCCACTGAGTAGCTGGTTTCATTACTGAAAACCTCCGCGTTAAGATGTGAAATCTTGAGCATGGGGACGACGAGCAACAATGTCAAGCTGATGGAAACAATAGCCACCAGCACAACAGTAGTCATTCGTGCAACCCCACGCCCACACCAATGGCATGAGAAGGACATCCTTACTTCAGCCAGTTCTGTGTCGAGACCGTAACGCCAAATTCGTCGCCCGCAATCACATCGCGGAAGACGGCAAGGGCAGCGGTCACGTCATCAGCATCACACCCGACTGGACGTCGGAATGTGGCGGTGAACATAACGCGGGAACGCATCGGAGCGTCAGCGGCGTCAGTCGTCCCATACAAAACGGACGCTTGATCTTCCGCTACGGCGCCTTCTTGAGTCGCAACCTTGCGACGCTGGAGAAGCATCCTTGGCTTCATAGCCGTGTGACCCGTGAGGGTATACGACCGCGAGTTGCCGTTGTCGGCGAACTCAGTGACAGACGTGCTCATTGCAGCCATGGTATTAAGTCCTATCTGCGGTAAAACCGCTGTAGAATGAGAGCCAATGCGTCCACCACTTTAAGTGGTGATAACTGCATATGGAAGTGCGGCATTACAAGTGCCGGGTTAAGGAGATCTAGGGGCTGTCGGCGTATATATTGCTCGACGAGCTTAGGTTGTTCCGCCCAAGTATAAGTAGCGCTTGTATAAGTGCTGTTATAGGAAGTAGCGACGAAAGGGTTGCCGTTTGATTCCGTTGTCACGGTAATCGACTGAGCAAAGCCGGCCACTAAGGTCTTCCGTATGGCACCAGCGCCACCTTGAACGGTAGCAAGGAGAGAAACGGCTTCGATGGCCCTCCCAAGGGAGAAGAACCAATCGAAGACAAAGCTGTAAGGGACTAACTCATATGCGGTCAGAAACGGATTAAACCGAAATGGCGGCACATAGAAGTCTCCAACGACCATAACTCGCTCGTTCAACTCGAACGAACGTCTATAAGGCTCATAACCGTTACTAGCGGTCCATGAATAGGACCTCGAGTACGTGTCGGCCCAGGTCTGTTGGTATCCAGCCCGTTCCTTATAGCGCGCCTTCTTATAAGGCATATCAAGTGCACTTGCAAACGACTGTAAGTCGTATAACAAGATGCGCCACCCATACCTCCACTCCAACCACTCTGAATTAAGAGTGCGGATATTAAGACTGTTACGTGTCCACCTAGGTGGCACACGAAAGTCATAGGAAGAGATGAATGTGACAACTTGACGAAACTTGGAGACCACCATTTTTAAGGTCTTCCTAAGTTCTGCCAGAAATGTTAGCGCATCCATTCCCTGACTATAAATAGAGGCTAGCGTTTGTTGTGCTAGCGCCCATTTAGTCGAATGCTCATCAGCAAGGCTGAATGAAGCATGCTCACCGTAACCTAACGCCCGAACAGAATAACTGTAAGGGACACCATCGGCTTTATTAGCCGGGTTATAGGTATAAACCGAGTTATCGAGAGTATAATTAAAACTCCCGGGAGTCTCGGTGATTACATGTTTAGTGTAATCGGTGTAAGGAAGGAGTTCTCCTTTTCTCAAGCGTTCGTGGAAATGGGGGGTGTCAATCCCCCACGCCACCTCGCGGTCGAAACCGCGATTAAGGTTGCTACTAGTAAAGTTAACAACCCAAGACGAAGAAGTCTTAGAGGACCTCTTGTACTCTGTATAAGAGCCAAGGGACTCAGGACGATAATCGTCAAAACGCTTGATCATAAACCTAGATCTCCACTTGGTTTAGCTCCGCTTTTGTATTAGCCGAGCTAGGCCAGCAAGGATGCTGCGACGTTGACTATGTCTAACGTCTGACGCCCCCCACATGGGG